GCCCTGCTCATTGAAGCAGAACGCACGGCGGTGCATGGTGAGGAACGCTGAAGTTGTTCTCTGATGTGCGAACGGGCGGTGTAAGCCGGGCCAGTCGTAATGCGCCTCGATGGGGGAGGGCACGTTCTTGAGTCGCAGATTTTTGAGGACTTGCGCTTCTTCTAGCCCCCACTTAACGAGCACTTCGTGTTCGCTAATCTGCTTCGACTTCGGGATCACCGCAGTGATGCGGCTTGGTTCGCGCACTTTTAAAAGCAGTGCTTTGTTTTCTATAATTTGCACTCGATCTCCAATAGCGTGTCACTCAAAAGTGGTCTTTTGAGTTGAAAATTCTTGGCTACTTACGGTAGCCACTCGGCCTGCTCACGTCCTATCGTCAGTAACGCGCAGACTGGTGTGGTTCTTGGGAGAGTGACTTTGGGTCACGATGCGTTTCATACACTCACACCTAAATCCGAAACGCACTTCCAACGAGACTTCAATCTACTGCCGGGGTTGCACCGTGTCAACCCCGTTTGCGTTCTTTTTTGCTCACCTCGGACACAAGGTTGCCCTTGCTGTCACGCTTGAACGAACGGTTGGCTGACCGAGGCTGCACCTTCAACCCGTCGCCATTCGTGCCACCTTTGTCCAGTGCTTTCACATGGGCAACGTCCATGCCATCACCTTTGCGGACCTTACCTTCTTTCATCAACTTGTACCGCGCACGGTTACGTGCCATGCGCTTCTTGACCTGTTCAGGAGTTCCTTGATACTCCGCGTACTCCTGCGCGTAGTTACGCTTTGCCATTTAACTTTTCCCTTCGTGCAATTTCTCTTTGGATGTACCAAGCTGCCTTACGCAGATCTTCAATAGCGTCGTTCTTGAGATCGGCCCTCCAAATATATTTTACAGCGTTCCCAAGGCAAAAGTTCATGTGTTCCGTAATATCCACACATTCCACACCACTCGGATGGTTCGTGTAATGCTTGGGGCGGTCAACCGCGTCGTGGATAACGTCTGCTAGGGTCTGTTCCTTCATACCAACGCCTCCCCCACGGCTTCTAGCACTTCCGGCAACGTGGGTTCTACCGGGGTTTCAACCAACGGCTCGTATTCAAACTCATAGGTTTTTCCGTTCAACGCGCGGAGTTTGATTGTTTTCATTTATTGTCTCCCTCACTCTTCAAAAAAGTATCAAGCGCCTTGATTGCCGATTGCACCTTGGCTTCGTCGTAGACTTGATTCGGTCCTGACCACCCATCCCCTTCAAGGCGGCAAGTCAAAAGCGCATCAAGAGCAATCTGCATTGCATCCGCTCGGGTCATTTATTTCCCCTTTTCGGTTCCCAATGAGTGCAGTCGGTAACAGGACACCACCCCTTGCATGTGAAATTGGGACGCGGGTTCCACACATCAAGTTCCAACGCTTTCTGCAACCGCTCGGTGTCTTCAAACCACGGACGCCACATCACAAACTCATCTCGTGCATGGAAGTCGGCTTTCACAAAATCATTTGCCACAACAAACAGCAGTCCTGCCTTCACTTTCTTCACTTGTGGGAAGTGCTTGAACACCGACAACGCCATCAACTCTAACTGCTTCACATCTGCATACTTGGATGACTTGCCCGTTTTGTAGTCCACGATCCAAGCGCGGTCAGGCTGAAGCACAATCAAATCCGCGATACCACGCCACCACACGTTCTGATCCAAGAATTTGCATGGCTCTAACTGGTACGTCAACCCCATACGAAACTCACACAGTTTTTCTCCCTCCTTTGCCTTTAGCACGTCCAACGACTTCTGCATGAACGCAAACCTTTTGGGAAGCGCCGTGCCGTTCTTGATGTACTCCTCGGCAGCTTTGTGCGCTTCGTTACCGTAGATGATGGCGTCGGACAGCGGCTCCGTTATGTCCTTCTTAACTTTGAGTCGGTAATACTTGTGTGGGCACTGCTTGAACAGATCAAGGGACGAGTAAGACCATGTGTAACTAGGCTTTGCGCTCATATTTTTTTCTCGGCTTGATGGCAGCGATACCCTCTTTGTCGGGCGTGATAGCCCGTGCGGTCATCATGGCATCTGCCATTTCATAAGCCCGTACCGAAACAAATTCATCGTCAGGTAAATTTTTTCCTATCAACCCCAACATGGCAAACATCGCCATGAAGTCACGTAGGTATTCCTCGTCTTTGCTCATGTTGCTCCTTTTCGTGGAGGATTGAGTTGTACACCATCTTTGCTTCCACTATTGCAAACGTCGCTTGCTTCAGTGCCTCGTTGTAATCCCGTGCCAACATCGCGTCGTGCAGCTTCTTCAGTGCTCGTTCCGCTTTCATGCACGGCATTGCGTAGTCGATGATGTCGCTCATTCATATCCTCAAATAAATGTTCAATTGCTCTTTGATGCTGCACAAGCAGCGGGAACCCGTAAAAAATTTGTCGGTGCAAATCAATCAACCGCGAGTAATTCTTATCGTGCTGAACGATCAGTCTTTTCTTATATTCTTCCCATTCGCGCAACCGCCTATCCCACGGGTTTTCAGCATTCCCCATAACTCCTCCCCATCCCCGACTCGCAGTTTAAAGGTAGCGTCTGTGCCCAGTTGGGACGCCAACGCATGCATTCTTCTACGTACGCCCGCGCCTCGTCAGCTTCTTCTTCGGGTGCAACACAGCACACGGCGTCATGCACTGTCAAGACCACACGATACTTCTTGCCGATTTTCACCATCTGCTCGGCAATCACGCATCGTGCCACGGCTTGGCAGATGTTCTCGGTCAGCTTCCCACCATAGATCTTGACCGCGCCATTACGGGTATCGTAAAGATATTCCACGTTGCCATCAGGGGTAGTAGCTGTACGTACACCTTCATATCGCTGCCATAAACCACTTGGTAGGAGAAAGCCCTGCTTGCGTGGGTCAAACTTCACGGCGTCAACAACCCCGTACTTGGCTGCGGACTGGCTAATTATCGCCTCGATGCACTTCTGCCCCTGCCGCCACAACGCCGGGATCTTGTCGTAGGTGCTTCGGTAAACACTGATAATCCGTTGGGCTTCCTGCTCTTCTATGTCCACACCGAACGTCTTTAGCTGAACCCGAAACTTCTTGGCACCCATGCCGTACCCCGCGCCAAGAATCGTAGTCTTGCCAACGAACCGTTCTTCCTTGGTTACTTCTTCGGCGGGTTTGTTATAGATGGCAGCCGCCATGATCTTGTAGACATCTTCACCCTTGGCGAACGCTTCAACCAAGTCCTCCTGCCCCGCCAACCACGCCACCGTCCGCGCTTCGATCTGACTTGAGTCGCAGTCGATCACCACATAACCTTCGGGTGCTTGGATCGCATGCTTCAGCTTCCCGGCGTTCTGCCCACGGCTCGGAAGATTCTGAAGGTTGATCTTGTCATCGCCACCCCACCGTCCGGTGTGCGCTGCGTAGTATTTAATAGGTACAGGCAACGGCCCCCGCTCGGCAATTTGTATAAACCTCTCTGTACGTGTTTCCTCAAGAGTGGTCTTGGTTCCCAAACGGGCACCGACAAGCGCCTGCACCCTTGGGTCGGGATGTTCAGCCAACTGCTTGAACGCCTCGTCGGTTTTAGCGAACGCCCAAGTCATCTTCCCAGTCCGCGCTGACAACTTACGCGGTGGCTCAACCGACAGGCTCATAAGTAGTTCTGCAAACTTGTCGTTGGATAACAACCCCTCCTTGTCCACCTGCGCCGACTCCAACAATTCGGCTTTCTTCTGCTTCACCATCTCCAAGTGATCGACCAACAACTCCCGGTTCAGTATGAGTTTTGGTTCAATGAACATCCGCAGGGTGCAGTCGATTACCTTAAGTTCTTTAACCGGGAAGTCCGCAACAAGATGATCAAACAGATCACGGGTAAGGCTAACGTCATTACAACAATAGTCGCCATACACAGAAAGGCTCTCAGCAGAGAAATCAGCACGTCGCTTACCCAAAGCATTAATGACCTCATCTCCCTTTACCCCCAGTTTGTAGCGTTCGGCAAGCACCTTGAGGCTACCGCCCGCATCCACCCCATGGATGGCCCGCGCCATGCAGAGCGTGTCTAGCCATCCTTTCGATTTGATACCGTACTTCCACGACAGAATCGCGCCATCGAATCGGGTGTTGTGCGCCAAAACAAGCGAGTTCGCCCAGTCAAACTGCCGCAACCAATTGCCAATTTCTTCGTGTGTGCCGCTAAACCACTGTGGGG